GGGCGGAGGATTGCCATGCTGAGTCGGTGTGGTAGGTGAGTGTACCTGTGCCGGTTTTGGCCTTGGATAACTCATGTACCTGTACTGCGTAGTAATTACCATTCTTCTTGACCCACAGTTCCATGTCCGTGTTGTTGTCTTGGGCTGTGAGATTGCCGTCGCTGAATATCTGAAATGAGTCTTGGTCGAAGAGAGCCGTTCCGGTCTTGGACATGAAGGCGACATCAGCGGTGTACTGTTGAGTAGCCCCGTTGGAGCGGAACTTGACGCTGATTATCGCGCTTCCGTGTCCCCCTTGGCTGAAGGAGGTGACACCCAGTATGAGATTACAGTCCTGAGAAGCGCCACCGCCGGGGTTGAAGGTGAGCAACTTAGCATAGTAATCGGTAGTGTTGTCCGCTGCTGCCGCTGTCGTCGCCTTCGGCTGCACTGTGCCTGAGATTTCACCTGCTACTGTGACTGTTCCATCAGCAGCGATTGTTAGCCTATCAGTTCCGGCAGTTTGGAATGTTTGAGTATTAGTAGTAAAGATAATTCTGTTTTGTCCGGTTTCCCCTGCGTGTGCTAAGGCATAAGCAACGGCGATGCTACCGTCAACGTGTAATTTGTTAGAAGGACTTGTAGTGCCTATTCCTACATTACCCGAAGCATCTATCCTCATCCTTTCTGTTGCACTTGTGGCGAAAATAGTCTTACCTGCTTCTGCATTCCAAATATACAGGTTATCCGTACTCTCTGCTCTCGCTGATTGTATCAGACTACCGTTGCCTGTTGCTGAACCTGTGTTGTCTGTCGTTAATCTCAATTCAGAGACAGTGGCATCGTGAACTTGTAGTGTTGTAGCACCTGTGGAATAAATTGCCGGTGTCACTCCTATTCCGACATTACCATCAGCGTCGATACGCATTCTCTCAGCATGTGTGTTAACACCGGTTCCTGAACTACCAGAAGGAGCCGTGATGAATTTTATGACACCCCCATCAGCGTCACCAGTGGAGTTGCCGCCGTAGATGCTTAGACTCTTGCCTGCTTGGTTTGTACCTGACATTCCTATCGGTGCTATGAGAGAATCACCACCAGTTCCGAACAGTATGGACCGTGTGTTGCCTAGAAGCATCGAAGTGCCACCAGCACCATCTCCAATGGTGGTTGATGTTTTGGTTGCCAGCGCACCAGTAGATGTTCCTGTGAGCCAAGTGACTGCTGAACTCAAATCGTTATTCCCTGATGCTATGATAAGACTGTTATCCACATCGACGGCAGATGCGTCAGCGTTGCCTATGATTACGTTGCCACCACCGGTGGTCAGGTTGTCTCCTGCTTGGTACCCTATCAGTATGTTCCTATCACCGGTCGTCGCTGCTGCACCGGCTTGGAAACCGATTGCTATTTGCCCAGCGCCGTCCACAGTGCCGCTATTCGGCCCGGCCAGTGCTTCGTTCCCTATCCCTATGTTGCTGCTGCCCGTCTGGTATATACCGGCTTGATATCCGAGATGCACACTACCTGATGTCGTGGTGATTCCCGCACCTGCATGCCTACCAACAGCGACGTTCTTCGAACCGGTGGTGAGTTCGGTTAGTGAGAAGGCCCCGAGCGCTACGTTATCGTCGCCCTCTGTGAGCGCATCCGACGCAAGGTATCCGATTACCACGTTGGTATCTGCTGAACTGAGAGTGCCAGTGGTGGGGGCACTACCGAAGTTGTTCATGATTATTGAATTGTCAGAGATGAGGACATCGGTGAGCCCGTTAAGTGCGGTCGCACCGCTACTACCACCGCTGACCGTTGCGAACGATAGAGTCCCGCTGCCGTTTGTCTGTAGGACTTGATTGGCAGAACCATCCGATGTAGGAAACTTGTATGCGCTGTTGAACTCGATTGGACCATCATGATGTATCCTCATCCTCTCTGTGTTGCCATCATCACCGGCATTGTTGGTGGAGAATACTAGGTTCGTATCGTGGAACCCCGCAACACTACCCGCAGAACTATCCCTCACGGCTGCTATCGATGCACCGATGGAATCACTATCATTCTCGGTGCTGACGTCAAATGCTATGCCAACGAATTTATCAGTGGAGACGGTTTCATTTTTAAGGAGAAGAGCATAGTCTGCCAATTGGTTTGTATTGCCAAAACTAGTAGTATCATTGTGTCTTATGTGTAGTTTACCAGCCAGTGGGTTGTCTTCATTTATTCCGACTCTACCGTGGTATGTTATTCTCATTCTCTCGAAGTTATCATCGTCAGCATCACTGTTAGTGGAGAAAATTAGGTTGGCTTCGTGATTACCAGCCGTGTCAGCACCGCTGGTGCTCCTCGCAGCGACTATTGAAGCGCTTATCGAATCTGCGTCCGTCTCAGTGCTGACATCGAATGCAATACCAGCGAAGGCGTCGGTAGTGACTGTAGGGTTCTTGAGGAATAAGGAGAAATCTCCCAAAGTGTTAGTATTAGCAACTGTCGTACCATCAGGGTGACGTATCTCTAATCTACTGTTGGGGGTGGTGGTGCCTATACCAACAAAGCCGTTGCTTTTGATTACCATCCTGTCAGAGGGCGTCTCCGCATCAGCGTAGGTTATGAAGTGCATGTCACCTATGTTGTTCGTGGTATCATTCACACGACCTACTATCGCACCGAGTTGTCCAAACTCTCTTTGCGTCCCACCACCGGTGGCATTGTCATCTCGGTTAGCGAACACAAGAGTGGCGGTGTTGGCTGAAGTAGAAGCGTTCCTCGCTCCAATTATCTTTAACAAGGCATCTTGGCCACTCGTGCCGAGGGGCTTGACTAGCAATTGAGGAACTTCACCATGAGCAGCAGCAGCCGTTGTGGTGTCCCTTGACACTCGTAATGCGTTGGAACCGGTCTCACCGCCTATGGCTAGTCTACCGGCGATTGTGGAATCACCGGTACCGTCTACTACTAGCCCTTTCCTTACCCTGAAATCTTTCTCTCCCATTTCCTCACCATAATTTCACTCTCCATCATGTTAGTACCAATTGAGTTGCCGTCACCACGAATGAACCGGTGAAGTCAGTGACCGTGTTCGTAAACTGCAATTTTATATTAGTTCCGTCTTTTACTGCCGCTAAAGTACCCATTGGGGTATCATTCGAACTGATGTAAGCATAGGTCGTCATGTGCACATCGCCAGTAGCACTCGGACCGCTTGCTCCGTCATATGTCACGAGAACCTCGAACGCATCGGTCTCATGGCTGCTGTCGTCGACTATATGACCGAACAACTTGACTGTTCTGAATGATGCGAATGCGTATGAGTATAGGTCCTTGGCAGCGCCACCACCTGCTTGACAATCAAAACTTTGCCCCGCAGTCGATACTGAACGCATCTTGGCATGTTCGGTTGATATTGAGTTGAAGTTGCCTATGTCCTTGCTGCTGTCGACGACCACTGCCTTGCTCGCGGCCACAGTGCCGGGCGTCACACCATCCAAGACACCGATTTCCGCTGTTGATATAGTCACAGCATCTAGGGTCAGTGAAGTGTCACCGGTTATCGTGCCTGTGACGTTTAGGGCACCAGTGATGTCTAGTGGCTTGTTTATGGTGAACTTGGTCCCAGTGTCAGAGTACAACATAGACGCACTCGCACCATCAATGAAGAACCCAGCACCATTAGCAGCATTAGAGTCAGCAGCGCCCTTTGCCAGATTAATTACCTTGTCAACGACATCCAGTTCAGTCACGGTGACGGTGTTGATGTCACCTGTTATGTTCAGGTCGCCGGTGACTTCCAAGTCTCCAGTGACTTTCGTACCAGTGGATAGTATCTCGAACTTCTTGCCCAGTGTCCCGTTCAGTGACGTGTAGAACTCCATGTTGGAATCCTGAGTGGTACTAGTTGCTGTGAAAGCCTCGTTCTTCACCACCTTTATCTTCCCAGAATCCACCGTATTGCCGCCAGTATCCTCTAGGTTGAACAGCATCGAGACGCTGCCGTTGGTGTTGTTGGTATCATCACGATTGCTGAGTGCCATGGCGACGAACTCAGCACTGGTGTCGTCTGTTATTGTCAAATTGTGAGTTATTCTGTTTCCATTCACATCGCTTGCTACACCAGCACCTATCCCCAACTTCCCGTCCTTCATCACTATCCTGTTCGACAACGAGAAGGAGTCAGTAGAACCAGAGCCATTAGCGCTCTTGGTGAAGAAGTCTATCCTCGAACTACCAGCGCCAGTCCCAGTTCCTGCGTATAAGTTTAGATTGTTGCCTGCGGCGTCAGTTCCCGTTTTAGCGACCGGTACGATTTTACTACCATCGGACAGAATGAGGTCGTCTCCTACTGTGATGTCATCAGTGGTGGTCAAATCACCTGCTGTAAGGGAGGTCACACCGGTGATGTTGTCGGAGTCATCAACGGTTATACCTGTGTCCTGTATCCCCGTTGTATCATTCATACGCACCATTCTGTGGTCAGTGCCGGTGATTGATACGTAGCCGCTTGATGTCAAGTAGGTCTTCAACTGAGTCATGGTGGCTTTCCTGTTAGTACCACCATCACCATCGTCGACTGGGAACGTATCGGCATTCGCTAAAGAGCCGATAGCGGTCAGACCGTCTATATCGAGAGTGCTGCCGGTGGCGCTTATCTCCAGCACAGTTGCCCCGACTGCGTTCTGGCTGGCAGCCGCTATCGATATATCAGTCCCAGCCTTCAACTCGAAGCCGGGAGGACCGTCATCGGCTGTGTGTCTCGATGAGAGTATGGTGATGGTGCCGGACACCACACCTGTCAATGGCCTGCTGACGAATATTGTGTCGCTTGAAATGAAAGTGACTCTCGTGTTCTTCCTGATATTGGTGCCGCTGATGTAGTCGCCCACTGAGAAATTACCGGGTGTGCTTGCCTCAAAGCGCATATCACCCGAGCCAGCACCACCGACTTGGGTACCAGCAGTATCGGTGCCCTTGTGTACTAGAACCCTCTCGAAGGCTGCGGGTTTGGAGCCTGCACTTGATGCTTGGTCTGGGGCACCCATTGTATCAACCACCTGCTCCCTGTAGTGTGAGACCGTTCACGTTGCATGAGATTTGTATTGCACCAGTGACCATCGTGACGGGTTTCGTAAAGACCCATATCAGAGCCAGACCGTGTTGGCCAGCACCAAACGCATCGGTGTACTTTACCCATTCGAAGTGACCTAATGCCTCATCACTGGATGAATTGTAGGTGACAGTGCTCTCCATTCCTCCTGCTGGGCTTACGTGACCTATGAGTTTCTGCACGACTCTATTTTGAATAACAGGTCCATTGCCGGTCGATGTGTTGTCCCTGTTAGAGAAGACGGCAAGGGCCTCCGCCGCTTGATAGATTTCCGTGGTGCCCGTATTAGCGGTATTCAACACCATGACCTGAATGATACCCTGTCCTGCGAAGTTTCCACTCGCATAGTACGTAGCACCGGGGGTCACGTTCTGGTTTGATGCGACAGTGATTAGCATCGTCTCGCTAGTGTAGAAGTTAGTACCGTTGACCTCGACAATGCTTACGTCGGCGTTGCCCAAGTCATGTATACCACTTGACTCTATAAGGTCAGCATGACCGCTTTCCACGTATCCTGAAGCCTTGATATTGGTCACACCAGCAGACTGGCTAGGTCCTAGGATAGAGCCTGATATGTCTACGTTGCCAGTGACGTCCAAGACCGGTGTGCCCGATGTCGTACCGCTCTTGAATGCCATTTTCGTGACGCCGTTGTACTGGAAGTTGATTCTAGCGTCAGCCCCTGAATTGCCCGTATTAGCGGTATTCAGAGTGATGTTTCCATCGGCGTTCGCTATTATGTTCCCGCCATAACCGGCATTGTCCGTCGTTGCGATGGTGAATGCGCCTGCTGCTGCCGCAGTCATGGTCACGGTGTCGTTCGTGTCCCCGGTCAGCGTGATGACCTTGCCGTCTATCCCTACGCTATCTATGGCAAGGGATGTCCCTGTTATGGATGTCCCTGCTATGGTGGAAGGTGTAGCAGCGCCAATCGTAGTGTCATCTATCGCACCACTGTTGATATCGACGTTGGTCAGAGCCTGATTGTTGAAGTCGACAGCACCACCGAAGGTGAACGACTTGTCATCCGCGATGGTAAGGGCGGTTGCCAATGAGTTGAGATTCGTAGAAGAGCCAGCACCATCCGCTACTTGGAACAGTATGCTACCACCAGCAGCACTGCCCTTACCAGAACCGGCAGCGAGAACCAGATTACCACCAGTGCCTGTATCGGCAGTATCACCGGTTGGTGGTGAACCTGACTTTATCGTCAATGAGCGGCCAGCGGCATCTGCTTCCGAGTTCGCTTGTGTGATGGTGGTATCCACCGTGGTGTTCCCAGTGGTGATTGCACCACGTAGGGTGGATGTGCCTGTGGCGGTCAGGTTGGTGACCGAAGCCGCAGCAGGGGTGATGTTCCCAATCACGGTGTCGTTGATGCGAGTGAGGAATACGCTACCGGCATTCTTCGGTGTGATATTGATATTAATTGGGTCTTGAGTACCATCGGCTGCTATCGTGATGCCTGACATCGTGAGACCAGCGGCAGCCACGTTCGTGTCGAACGTACCAGCGAAGACGCTGTTGGAAGAGGGCACGGTGACATCACCGTTAGCGACTATCAGTCCCTTCTGTACACGGAAGTCCTTCTCTGCCACTCAACTCACCTCCATCATACTGCTATGCCCTTCCATGCTACCTTGAACGTATACGCCTTGCTTCCCACACCGGGAGTGATTAGTAATTGTATATTGCCACTTGACTCCTGTGCTCCAAGGGTGCAGAACGCTGCACTGCCATCGGTCCTTACCTGCCCGTACCCGACAACCTCAGCAGCGCTGCCACCATTTCCACCGGTGTGGGTGAGAACAGCCTCATGGGTCTCGTAATCGCTATCCGTGGTATTCTCTATGGAGATGAGCAACTTGGCCCCTCTGAAGGCAGTCTTAGCGAAAAGCGTGAGCGCCACTGCCGCATCGCTACTCGTGCCGCTGGTGCCTGTCACATACCCGTGCCCGACGCTCTCGTACTGGAATGAGGCCGCAGGTGATGCTTGGTTGACGCCGACCCTATTGAGGGTGGTATCCACCTTCAGCACACTAGCATTAGCAGGTATGCTGAGATTACCAGTCCCCACATACGTACCAGTGCTGACTGCATCGACGTGGATAGTGCCCCAACTCACCGACGATGTGCCTAAGTCTTTTCCACCATCGGTACTAGGTAGAACATGGTCGCTGAATCTCCAAGAGTCGTCACTGGACTCGTACAATATGGTATGAGGACCATCGCTACTGTCGAGGGTGATGCCACCACCATCTACATCGTCATCCGCACCTACTCCATTGCCGAGCACCAGATTGACATCAGCCACAGTGACTGTCGTCGCATTTATCGTGGTGGTGTTCGTCACTGTCAGGGTGCCTCCCACAGTCACGTTGCCGGGTAGCGAGAGCGATTGTGAGGATGCACCTAGCGTAGTGACGCTAGGGAGCGATACCGGTAGGTCTCCCTCGGCTATCGTGTCGAATATGATTGCATCAGGCGCGCTGTTGACTTGCAGGAACTTGTTGGCAGCGCCTGAGAAGTTGGCAGGTGTGTCGGTCAGCCCCACTATCGTGGTAGCACCGACGCTGTCTCCATCGAGCAGTATCTTGGTCCCGCCTGAGTAGAGTCTGTTGCTGTCTGCGCTGTTCCTCCAGAGTGAGTTCCCTGCTGTAGTCTTGTACGGGTTCTTACCTACCGGTGTGAACTCTATGCCAGTCGGACCGAAGATGGGCTTGCTTATGTTGGCAACACCGTCGACTGTGAGTTTACCTTCCCTGTAGATGGGGTCATTGTTGTTTACGCTAGTGAGAGTCCCAGCACCGATGGTGATGCTGGTGGATGTGACCGCTGTCACAGTGCCTATCACATCACCTGCGTTGTTCGTCCTTCGTAGCACGTCACCGACGGATATCTTCGTGGTTGCATCCACACCATCTACCGTCATGGCAGAAGTGGTAGCAGCGCTGTATCCGCTGCCGTTGTTGATGAGGACGCCTGTAATTTCACCCTTGTCGAATGTGATGTCCGCGTCTGAGGTGTGATTTCCAGCACCGTCTGCTATCTGCATCCTACCAGCGACGCCGTTTGCAGCGCCTGATACGTTGGTTGAAACGAATATCTGCTTCCAGTTGTTTCCATCATAGGCGAACATGGCACTGGATGAGGTATTTATGGTGAAACTAGCAGTTCCTGAATTGCCATCGTTAGTCCCATTGTAGGTGACTGTGTTAGAGCCACTGAAGTTGTACACGCTGATGACATGGCTCTTTGGGAAGGTGCCTTGTGGATTGACCTGTATGTTCCCTGTTGGGGTAAGATGGAATATATTGCCGGTGTCGACCTTGAACGTCTGATTATTTCCATCCGCTGCTACAATCATGTTGTCAGGCCCTAGTCTCCATGTATTACGGCTGCTTGATTGAACACCGCTGAAGTACAGCACGGACTCGCTGTTCTCGTTGCTGCTCATCCATAGGGCACCGAGTGGATTGTCAGAATTGCTGAGTGCACCACCCTCATCACCACCACCATGCATTGCGTCTATTTCGCTATGGGATGTTATTCTGTTGGTGTAAGTACCGATGGTGTTCTTCGTCATCGGTGTCATGTATATGGGAGAATGTCGAATGAAGGTCCTCATGTCATATATCGTGTCGACTTGTAGATTGAGGTCACCACCTGATGCGTTGTAAACACACTTGACGACTGCGAGGACAGTGCTCTGCTTGGAGTTGAGCGTGAGGCCTGAGTTGAGGCCGCTGGTATCGGAGAGGAACGTCTCCGGTGTGACTGGGAATCCGCTAGTGACTTTCGTGCCCATCTCGACGTGGATGTTCTTTGCACCGCTGCTGCCGTTCGTGGACACGTACACCACTAGCAGGACCGTATCGCCTGAGTCCGAGAGTGCTACGTTAGTGCCTTCTATGGTGCTCTGTTGTAAAGTGAGCGAGTACGTGTTGGCGTTCACCCCCACGGTGTATCCACCGAAGTCTACGACCATCCCGTCTATCACCGCATAGCCCGCCTTGATGTTGAGGCCATTGGTGCCGTTGGCAGCGACCGCACCCGAGAGGGATGCTGGGGTATTCCTGTTGCCACCGTTGGTAGCACCGTCTTCGAGAAGCAGGATACCGTTCCCATGAGCAGCCTCGAACAGGTTGGTCACGGATGGTGACATGATGAAGTCGCCATCAGTCAGTCTGGTCGTGTGTCCGCTCTTACCACTCGCCATATCACTTCACCTCTATTATCAATTGCAGATTGACCTCGTTGCTTGAAGTCTTCTTGATTGGCCTGAACACATGTCTCGTGATGGGGGTGAAGTCATTAGTGCCTCTGAATTGCACGTAGACTTCCTTGATGGTGTCATCGAAGGCTTCTGTGGTAGTGAGATTGCCCTCGACGAGGAGAGTCGAGTTGTCAAGTATTCTGACTGTCGGTTTGATGACGACAGCGGGTCTGCCTGCGGAACCATCGGTCGACGTGGCGGGCGTACCATCAAACCCGATAACCATCTCATTGATGTTATTTGCTATGGTTTCTATCATAAGTCGCTTCAAATGGTCATTTGCTGGCATCACATCTCACCTCGTAGTTGAATCGGAGTGGACTTGTTCAGACCCATGCTGGCGATGTCTCCATCTATGGCAGTGTCACTAACAAGCAGTCCATCAAGGCTATCCCACTTCTTTCGTACTGGTCCCACAATTGCTGCTCCACCTAACCTTCCCCTATTGGTGTTTCCACCAATCAAGAATCCATTGCCCGATACGTGGGTCAATGTGACGATTGGGAGCACGTTTATCTCAAGGCCCTCGAAGAAGGAGAAGTTCTCATCCTGTATCTGGCTGCCCTTCTGGTCGTTAGTGTCTGCTGCCGACGATACGCTGCCTTCCATGATGCCTTGGAAGACACCCTCTATTCCTATGTCGGCATTGAGGAACACGAAGTCGCTGGACTTTGTGGACATCTTGTGTGATACTTCTAGCACAGTCATCCTGTCACGGTCGTAGAACACGGTGTCTCCCGGTCTCAAGTCCCAGAGTTCAGGATGGCCGTTCGATGTGATGCTGCCTTTGAAGAGCGCACTGGTCTTGAGAATCTGCCGAGCGACTCTTCGTGCTTGTTGTCTGTTGGTGATTGAAGCATCGAAGATTGGTGATGCGCTCTCAACTATGTCATTGTCGAACCTTCCTTGTTGCTTGCCTCTGTCATCCATGGTCAGCAACAGGTTCTCGTTCAACGACACTGGCTGCCCTTGTACCGTGATTCTGTTCTCAGAGTTGTCGACTGGGTTCTTGTCCTTGCCACCGAGTCTGAGGCTACCAGAGATTGCCCTTACGGTCGCTGATGAGTTGTAGGGAACGTACTGCAACACACCGTACCTGTCGTACATCGGTAGTCTGTTATCGTGCCTCGAGATGAATCTGAGTGCTGTGATTAGATTTATGTTCTTGAAATCGGCTGCTAGGAAGACGTTGCTCACTGTTCTTCTTTGGCTGCCTGTATTGGTGCTCTTCAGTGCGTTGCCCAGAGAGAACGCTGTCACAGTGCCCGTGACGGAGTCAGCGAGTTGTACTGCGAGGTCGGTGGTCCTGAGGCCTATGTCGACCTGCTGTCCCATCCTCACAGAGTCATCTGAGAAGCCTATGTCAGAGAGTTTCCTACCCTGCATGTTCCTGAGGTCTATCCTGAGTCCATTGCCTGTGTTGGTGATTGACTTGCCTGATAGCCTCTCGCTAGGCTTATGCGTCGAGTACATCAGAGGGGTGTTGAGATTGTTCCCCCTAGTTGACCATAGTTGCGTTTTCAGGGTGTGGCCGTCAGTCTCCTTATGGGATATGGTGATTGCTGACTCTGATTCGACTAGCGAGTACGACTTCTCCGTGGCCACGTAGTAGGTCTCTGCGTTCTTCTGCTCTATGGTCACCCTACTCTTACCGCTGCTTCTGGGCTCGACCTTTGCGAAATGCACAGCGTTGTCGACGAATACGGGTCTCCTGCTCTTATTGGCAATGAGGGTCAGGGACGTGTCGAATGCCCCTTGATTGTTCTGCATTCTTGCCATCAAGCACCATCTCCGCTGTGTTCGGTCACGTTGAAACTCACATCCCCACTGTGGCCTTTGCCATGTAGGGACTGGCTGAATCTCGGTTTGACAGTGAAGTCAAGTCTACTTAGTTTGTCATCGGATTCGCTTTCCTGCCTCCTTCTCGGTGCATCAGAGCGATGGTGTTGCAATGTGTTCTCGCTTATCACCAGTCTAGTGACAGGGGTGCTCAAGTCACTTGTGTCATAGCCAGTCACGCTCGCTCCGGGTATGTTGGGTCCGAAACTGCTTGGTGTCGTTGTGCTGGAACTCGGTACTATTGCGTAGACTGGTATGTAGGGACCATCACCATCAGGTAGACTTCTCGATGTTGGTATGTTGTTGGTTCCTGTTCTACCATTTTCTGCTTTGTATGTGAAGAGGCCGTATCTACCACCTGAGGTGCAGTAGTAGTAATTCGCATCGTACTGTGGTGATGTGCCATCAACGAGGTTATTGTGGAATCTCAGCACCTCGACGTGGGCGTTGTCCAAGACCCTGATTGGTCTCAGCATGAACTCTACCGTATCGTCATTCTCGTTGTTTCTCACGGTAGTGGTCTTGTAGTTGTCCACGTCTTGATACGGGTTGGTGGTCTTAGTCGCTCCTGAGAGATTGTTGACGCCCCATCCAGTGTCATCGAAGAAGCCGGTGTAGGACCTCGATTCCATGAGGTAGGCACCACCGTACGGCCTGAATGTGTTGGTGTGACTGAACTTGTAAGCACTGCTTATGGTTGAGCCTGACGAGGATTGCCTAGCGAAAGACAGTGCAGAGTAATTGACATGGGTCAATGTGGATGCGGCACTTGTCTTGACTTGACTGCCACCCTCGAGGACCACCCTCTGTCCAATCGACCTGTCTGTGTGAAGGCTGTGTGCTTCGGTATTGATGACGATGTGATGCTGCTCCACACCTTCGACAATCTCAGCGTCCACGCCTATCCTCGGACTGGCTCTGGAGATGGCGTCCTTGTGCACAGATGTTCCGACTATGTCCTCGGTCCTGCTACTCACTGTGGCCTCTGGCTTGAGCAGACCGTTCTCGGATATGCCTAGTCTGGCACTGATGCCCCTGTCCACCTCATCCGCTCCTAGCACATCGTTCGATGGTCTTAGGAGACCGTTGCCGAACAACGGCTCTGCTGTGTTGTGACTGAGTACGATGCCTGTCGTATGCGTGGGTGATGACAGTTCTGTGAGTCTGTCCTCGTTGAACATGGTTGGGTATCTGACACCACGCCCGTTGCCCATGTCTCCTACTCTGAGGGAGTGAGTGGGGGCGAACACATCTACCAAGTCATTGGCGTTGTTGTTGTTCGTGTTGTTGAGCACACCACCGAACCTCGGTACGCTGTAGTTGTTGCTGACGCTCACGTTGCCGTTTGAGAAGTTCACGAGACCCTTGAGATTGTAGATTGGTTTGCCGTTGTTCCAGATTCTCCTGTAAGGTGTTCTGGAGTTTGTTCTGTCCTCTTCGTACGCATCACCGCAGTCCCATGACGGTCTGATACCGAATCCACGCACTGGAGCACGTCTTACGGCCTCTCCACGCTCGTTGCCCCACCAATCTACCAGATAGTACTGCGCGGCCACAGAGAGGCTTGTAATGCCCTTTCCTTCCATGTCTCCCCACCAATCCCTGTCTACGACGTTAGCATTGTCGGGTGTGGGGTTTCTGAGTGTGCGTACGGGCGTACCGAAGGGTCTGGTCATCCTACGACCATCGCTGTATCTCACTTGGAAGTTAGCCTTGTCATGACCGAGCATGCCCGTGAAGTTGGTCATCCTCTCCATCACACCGACGTACGTCGTTGGGAATGTCTTGTCATCGGTGGAGTTGCCTGACCAGCCCCACTCCCTAGATTCCACCTGTACCAGTGGCCCTGCATCGTAGTCAAGAGTGTTGAATCCATTCACATTCGCTGTTCCCTCGTACTGGAACCTGACTGGATTGATACCGTATCGAGGCTTGTTATTGGCTTGCCGTATAGCATTACGGTAGCCGTACGGCCTTCTCCTACGCGCAGCCATGGTGCCTACAGCGAGCCCGTTGCTCAGTGAATACGAGCCATTGCCCGCATCATCACCATCAGTCCACTCCTTGTTGGATGCTGATGAGAAGTTGCAGTTCTCAGTCGTGGAATGCAGATTCCATGATGCTGAGGCGTATGAGTACATATCAAGGCGACTTGCATGTGCACCACCACGACTGCCACAGGGCCAGAAGCCACTCAGCATCACATTAGAGCCACCGGCATCGTGGGTGCTGTCACCACTGACGACCTCTCCTGTGCCTGTGGATTTGGGTGTCTTGATTAGGAAGTCGAAAGGACCAGTGCTAATTACATGTGAGAAATCATGATAATGTATAGTTTCGAAATGCTCAGGTAGTGAGTTGTATGATGACTTGTCTATTGAATTACCAGATAGTGTAGTTCTACTATCTGAGAAATATGTATTGGGCCTACCTAAATTAGGATGCCACATACAAATATATGCATCTGGTAGGTATGCGTTATTGGTATCTTGATTACCATCTATAATATCAGGTAATATATGGGCAAATACGCTCTTCTGTTTGTTAGTGAATATCTCTCCTGCTGGCAATGTATCGTATTTGTATGATAAACGCACGACTGCGCCATCATAGAGATTGGTCCAGAAAGGAGCAGCACCGGCTTGTAATTGCAGGAAATCGCCTCTATTTCTATCAGCATTGGCCCCACTGCGTGAAATTAGTTCCCTCGTGTATCTTTTTCCGTTCTTTCCTGTATATTCTACTACTTGTGAATAGTATGGAGATATAGGAAATGTATTTGCATTGGTAATTTGCATTTTACCTGTACCTGTACTGAAGGATACAACTGTACTTTTCGGGTTTATTGATATACTTTCACGTATATTTGAATATATATCAATATACATAGAAGTATATCCATTAATTGTTAATTGATTACCAATACTACCGAAGGTACTTCTTGAGAATAGATAGTAATCATCCGGTGCATATTGAGATAGATTTCTGAATCCTGCCGCTTCATTGCCCTGTGGACCGTTCTTGTGCAATATAGACCACCATGGTATATTCAAGGTATACCCCGGAGTAGCATCTGAGAACATGCTCGCATATGGGAATCCCCTTCTCGTAAATGATGGACTCTCGGTCAATTGCACTCCTAGGGGATTATAGGACATCAGAGGCGGTATGTTTGTGAACTGGCTACCGTGGTCTGGGTTGATATCCAGCATCACCTCATTGACGAACACCTCGCATCCCCTGACGTCTGCTTGTACCTCTTTAGCCAAAATGAGCGCTAAACCGCCTATTTTCGTGCCTCTGGACTTATCTCGCTTAATTCCGACTACAGTATTGACCTGTTGGCTAGTCAGTCCCACGGTAGTGTTGTTGTGATATCCTACGAGTTGATTGGAGAAGAGGTTGGGTTGTATGACTATCTGATAGGCACCTACCTCAGCGGGGTCTGGGAAGTGCCTCTCTAATGTGTAGTTGGCAGCGGCCTCTAGGACCACGGTGTGTCCACCAAGCGAGTTCATCGTACCCGCTGTGCCTGAGGATGCTAAAACACCATAACCATCATATTTCACACCAGTCTCGAACATCAACGTGAACGCCCCTCCATGTATATCGCTGGGCGGCGATGGGGCGGCGTTCACACCACTGAAATTCACCTCCGCTTCCAACGGGTTGATGTTGTCCACCAGAGAGGTGCCGAGTGACGTCTCAACGTCTGCGAGACTGTTAGTTGAAGTTGTATGCTTGTCGAATAGACCTGCATCACGGAAAGGGGTTGTCGAATTAAAATCGGCCAAATGACGCTTGTAGAGGGCTTGATACGCAGGATGAGCCCAATGGCCCGGTAGCATCGGCATCGTCGGTGTGACGAAATGATGCCCCATTCTCGGGTAGGGCATGGGGGTCATCTGTGGTTTGAGATACGCATTGTGCGCAACTGTGTCTCCAGCGAAGTAGAGGGTGTGTGCCATGTCCGGTGAGTTGCCGCTGACCTCTGCATGGTCTGTCAATCTCCTCGCAGCGAAGAACCTAGTAGAACCAGCAGGGAGATAGTAGGATGCGACGACCTTCAAGTCGGTCACAGTCTGTGATAGCATGAAGTCAGCGAAGTCCACATCGCCTACCACAGTGAGGGTGGTGCTCCCAGCACTGGTGTAGGAGCAGACTGCTCCCTCATCTGTCGTGGGGTTGTATACTCTCAGGAACTTTCTGTTATCAGCGACTTCCTTGGTTCCGAAGCCTGCATCGAATATGTTTGCATCTAGCGTCTGATTGACGACCAGTTGGCTGTTGGTGGCATCCCATGAGGTCACCGAGACAGTCTGGTTCTGTAGACTACATGCGCCTGAGGAGCCGAAGGAGTAGTCGTACACCGTAGGATACCTGTGTGTATGGGTGTGACCCATCTTAGTGACATGGAACAGCAGGGTCCTGTCGTGGAGTTCATACGAGGACTTGAGCGGGTTGTTGTCAATCCAAGCGCCGACCTCTGAATCGAAGGTGACTGGGTTGATTCTCTCCCAGTTGTGGTCCTCGTAGGTGGGGTGGTTCCTAGGTCCTGCCACTGAGTTGTCGAAGAGATGGCCTATGTGCGTATCGCTGAGGTCTGGGTGTATCATACCACCAGAGCCCATTGTCTCGTTCTGGTAAGCCTGTATAGGGTCGTATCCAGAGCGTACGACTATGTTGCCGGGTATTGAATCCGGGTTGGGGAGCCTGACTTTGAGATTGGGTGTGTTGCCGCTGTTGGCTAGTGCTGGCGCCTTTCCGTTCACTCCTCTGTCTGGTGGCGTCCTGAAGCCTCTGATGACAGTGCCTAGTGGACTACCGCCCTCTATGACATGCTCCTGCCCAGCGTCGTCTATGACTGTGATGGACTGGAACTGTATCTCCTCGTTGGGTATGTTCAGGACATTGCCCACAGAGTACGGGTTCTTCCTCATTAACTCAGGATGGGATAGTTCCTGTGCTTGTAGGACTGGCATCATCGCGCTGTTGGTGGTCTCGAATGAGAACCTGACATTGCCGTAAATCTTCTCACCAGTCAGGAATGCCGTGTCCGATGAGCCCGTTGTGTCCACCCTAGTGACCCAAGGGACTGCACCGAGGCCACGAGCGTTTATCGCCGGTAGTGATAGGTTGCCACCATCCATCCTCTTCCATACTATGTTCTCCACTGAGAAGTTCTTGACTGGTGAGTTGCTATACATCTGGAAGGCATTGACGTCACCCATCCAATACTCCGTAGGGTAGGCGACGCTGTTTCCAGTGCTGGCGGTGTAAGCCGTGCCGGTGAACTTGTCGGATGACACGTTCCTCTTCGCATCAGCGCTCTCAAGCAGAGCGGAGCCTACGCTCCTGTCTAGGTCGAACAGCAGGTCACCGGTCTTGTTGAGACCCGGTACTGCATTCTGCAAGGACAGGTCGTTATCTGCATCTCCATTATTACCGAAGGCAGTGTGGAACACAGAGGGCATACTGTCTGTCCAGTTGCTGCCCACTGTCGCTGTAGGCACGGTAGTGCCGGTCTTGATTAGGGCCTCTACGTTGGGACCAGCGTTAGCCGGTGCGGTGAACCTGTCTTGGTTGTGCACCCTAGGGTCGAACTGAGTGGTCCCAGCAGAGCGTATCCTGTTCACCGAGTTGGTCTTGAGATGCAACCAATCACCGTTGCATTGTATGAGGTCACGGTCGTACTTGTTCTTGAGCGCCGTCTCGCACTCATAACTGACTACTAGGAATGCGCTCGTGTACAGACCCTGTGGGTGCGTCAGTTCCTCAGGTAGCGTAGTGGTGTAGTTGGTCGGTGATGACCAATGCGTGACGCTACCGGTTGTCACATCGCTATCTTGGAAGTAGGGCGTCATAGTACCACTGGTCCAACCCGTGCCATCCGCCTTGGGGAAGTTGATGTAGAACTGCGATTTCTTGAGATACTGTGCTACGTTGGTGCCGATGCCGTCTATCGGTGATATGCTCTCAGGGCTGTGCTTCATCGGCGCTACGACAGGCACTGAGCCATGTGTGGACATGACCGTACCAGCCGTGCCGTACGGTGAGAATGCCAGACTCGGATGATACGCACCGAGACCAGCAGCGTATCCACTGGTGGTGCTCGCACTGCTGTTCACCGTGGTCGTCGTCGATATCTTCAGGCTGTTGAGCAGGGAGTACCTCTCACCATGCCACCCTACCGCACCTATCGGCTTGGTCCTGTCTATGGCATCTGCTATGCCTGAGAAGTGAGCCTGAGTCATGTGGTCACGGGTACTGGCATTCACATTGTTGAAGCGTATCGTACCGGCCTTGGACCATACGAAGATGTTGGCATTGTTCGGTATGGTTGGGAAACCATTACTGCTTGAGCCGACTCCATCCTCATCCTCCCATACGCCCTTATTCTCAAACTCGTTCTTGCCGGTTATCCTGTTTGGAGCGAGGTAGAATCTGATGTCACCGTCATCAGCCACCTCTCTTGAGTGGTAGCAAGCCCAACTGACGTTGTTGCCAGCATGGGCCCTCAACCATCCTGATGCTGGTACCTGCTCCGATGTGACTTGGTTCGGTGTATTGGTGTCGACAACCAGAACCTTGGTCGGGTGTGCGCTTTGCACATCGCTGGAGCATGTTCCCACTGAGACCCATCCGTACCTGTCCTGTCTCATCGCATTGCCCATGGACGGCATGTGTGTGCCACCTAGTGCCTTGAGCGCACCAGCACCGGGGAAGGCATTGATGGCCGCTCCGAGCACAGTGGCTAGTTCCTCACCGTTCTGGCATCGCGTGGCATCCACTACGACGTAGTCCATCTTGGAATCACCGGTAGTGACTGTCTCGCTGGTATTGCCGTTGTAGTTGAGCACCTTGCCGAGCATGATGCCTGATGTCCTGAATGCGGTTGGTTGTATCTGTCCGCTTCGGGGCCAAGCCTTGCCATTTATTCTGCTACCGAGGGTGGGGTGTGGTGGGTTGAATGTGATTTGGTCATTCATCCAATGACCACCGGGATGGAAGCCGCCATCCATGTGCCATACGGTGTCAGCAGCCATCGCTATGCCGTAGGATATGACCGGAGTGTGTATCTTCGGATGTATGGGTAGCAGGTCAGTGGCATGATACGGCGTGGCGTCACTGAACTGCTGGCCGTAGTGCCTGCCGTGTGCGGGCCTCTGTAGGAACTTGCCCTTCATGCAGTATCCCGCTGGGGTCTCCCAGTTGACCATCGCTCTCCAATGGAAACCAGCAGTGGCATTGTATCGCGTCTTGGTCATGGGACCGAACTCAGCGTTGCTGCCGGGTGTGTTGTCATTGTCTATGTGGTTGGGGAAGACGAGGTTGCTGTTCGATTCGCTGTTGGGTACGGTTGCCCAACCAGCACTTGGCTGCCCCGTGATGATGAGCCCCGGTCCCGGTTCGAACCTGTTGTCCCTACCAGAGATATTCAGGTTCGTGACAGCACCATCGGTGTCCCTGACCTCCCTAGTGTAGGGGAACGCCTGCCCCGGTCCGAATATGACGTAGGTGGTCTTGTTCTCAGTGCCATTGACGTGGTCCTCGTACCTCGCTGTCGGGTGTGGGAATCTGAGCAGGAGCGGTACTGGTTTCGCAGTGACGACATCATTTGCGAGAGTGGTAGTGCTATGTAGGTCTGGTGACAGCACGTTGTCCTTGTTGAACGCTGGTGGTGTTATGCTACCACGATGCTGGTTGCAGAGCGCTGCGCCGGGGAAGAATGCGAACATGGCGTTGGCATCCAGCATTGCATGGCTAGTGGATATCTCGCTCGCATTCTGTATGCCTGAGACTCCTGTGGGTCCGTTGGCATACGGATGTGTGTAGAACGAGGAGTAGTCGTTCTGGGTGCCGTCATTGACATCGAGCGTGACGCCGCTGAAACCACCGCCGAAGTACAGCGGTACGCTATGGTCACGGCTTCTCCTGCCGCCTCTGAACATAACGACAGGCTCTGAGAACACACTACCCACAGAACGTAATCCATCGAAGTCTGGATTCACATGAGTGGATAGTATATTTCGGTGAAAGGTGATTTCTCTTGGCATCTCACCTGTGGAGTTGTCTATGTCCCACTCAAGTGTAATGCTGCAATCGGTATTGATGCTTCTTTTACTCTCAGCCATCACTGAGGCCTTGGGGGACAGATAGACCCTCTTCCTCTCTCCGAATGAGGGTATTCCGCCGGATTCATGACATGCTGGTATTGCAAAGTGGAACATCGAGGCGGAGAGAGTGACACCTCGTTGCCAATCTCTAGTACTAGCAGTCAACGCCCTTCTTTTTACTATCTGTAGGTTATCTCCTATGGACGTTCTGAGGCTATCCAAAGTAATACTAGCCCCAGAGAGTGCAACGACTTTTCCTATTACTCTATCAGCGTTATCAGCAAGCAAATCACCCACGACGACGTTATGGTGTGCAGGGTTAGTATCGGTGGTAATGGTACCGGTGTGTCCTTCAGAGTACTCACCTTCTGTGAGCAGACTACCTGTTGTGGTCCATCCCGTCTCGTACCTCGTCACTGGATTGTCTATCTTCGGTAGTATGTGGTCCCCTGATACCCTAGTATAACTGATGCCCTTGAGACCAAGGCTCCATTCTCTGGTGTTCACGGCATTGTTCTTGGAATCCACAAAGATAGGAGTCGCGGTATTGGAGTGAGGTCCCCTTGCCACGCTGTTTATCTTTAGCACGTTGAATGGCAGGTAGCCGCAATCGATGTTTCTGCTACCATCGATGATGGCATCAGTGGACGCTCTGGATGTGTCGAAGTTCCAAGTCGCAGTCCCACTCGGTCTCACTGCCTTCTTCAACTCACCGAACTCGAGGTGAGCAGCGTGTATGCCGAAATCCCTGTGTAGGGTGGCGCTGAAGGAGCCACTGAGGGGTGTGACGTTCTTGTTGGGGCTGAAGGCCCTGATTGTGATGGCATCGTCCCTCACTCCCCATTCTCCGAATGTCCTACCGTCAGTGGCATACATATCGGTGCAGTCGAACTTCAACCCCTCTGGCCTGTTTATCTCATTGCCCGCATTGATGGCAGCAGCAGTGGCAGCAGCGACCAACTCGTCAGTGACCAAGCAGGTCCAGTTCAGGACCGATGTGATTAGATAAGTACCGGTGGTCCAAGAGGATAGCCCTCGCACATCGAAGAACTGCGTTCCGTTCCTGCTGCCATATGAGAGAGTGAGGCCGACATCAGCATCCCCATCCCCGCTGTTGTCTGTGATTTGTATTATCCCGTTCTTCCTCGGGAAGCCCAAGTATCCCAGTTTGTCATCGGTGAATGAGGTGTCGAAGGGTACGCCGAAACCTATGGTCATCGTGGTCCTGCCAGCGATACCCAGATTAGCGACGCTGGCCGTGACTTTGGTAGCCGCATTTGGCGCGTTCACTCCCCTCCATCTGTTTCCTCGCCAATTATTGCCGAGAGTCTCAGTACTGACGGCGTCGAAGTCCATTCTCCCAGTGGCGTCGTTGTCGCCCTGCATGTTGTTGCCTATGGTGAAACCACCCTGAGCGACATCCCTGTCGTCAAAGAAGACGCACACCTCATCCTCTATGGTGTTGGGTAGCACGGTATTCTCGTTGGAGAATGCATCACCGTCCCTTCTGTATATGTATCGTATGCCGTGCTCGACACCGACGTTGTCCTTGAATCTGAATCCGTATATGTCCGATGTGCCGATGTTGTCCGTTAGTATGTCGGTTGAGGGTATGTAGGAGCCGTAAGACGTGGTTGATGATTCCCCGTATCTGTTGTTGAAGGATGTGTCGTTGACCTTGCCGAAGCCCCATTTGCCTGCGTTGGGAGCCCACCCCGGTACACCGCTCGCAACCAGACCGCCGAAGTTGATTCTGGCTGTTGCACGAGAGCCGGTGCGTAGTCCCTTCACCAATGTTGAAGATGAACCCTTGACGTCAAAAGATTCTACGTTGATAGAATTATGACTTTTACCACTGATTGAATCCGACACTGCTCGAAGCACTGTGTCATCCTCGAAGTCTGCGACGCTCTGCACATCCTCACCGCTCTCTTCCGCTGTGATGTACTGCTGTAGGGTCGTGACTGGTGCGAACGGTCGCCCATGCTTGTTCAATGGCATGGGAGCGGGGTGCATGTTCTCCCCCTCGCCTTCCTCTGGTAGTGCCCAGAAGTTTCTCCATCGACCACCATGGCCTATGAGGAACTCAGGCTGATAGGAATCCTGACCGGTGCTGTTGTCCAACCACACGCAGAAGTTCCTACCTGTTGCACCGGGAACAGTGCTGTGTATCACTATCGAGACACCAGAATCGCCATTCAGGTCCTGAACCTCTCTGCCTATGTGAGCCCTCACGTATCCCATGTGAGTGCCCTCATTGCCGTCATTGGTATGCCAGAACGGTGATGGGTCATGCGCGGAACCGTTGTTCGTTCTCGCTGTGAGAGCACCGTGTTGGTTGATTAGCCTGACAACTTCCTCCGCTGCTTTGTTTATGTTGACCACTCCGTCCTTGAGTTTGACCTCTCCCATGTCAACGGTAAGCCTTCTGACGAAGTCCATGTCCTTCCACTCAGGAAGGTGTTGCAATCTGCTCTCCTCATGCGAGGTCAGGTCCAATGACTCTGCTCTGATTCCCCTGAGACACAGGAAGGCTGGTATCACTCTCGTACCATCCGGTGTGTCGAAGAAGGTAGATGGGTCTCTGAAACTGGCTCCAGCGGTCCCCTCTCTCAGTTTTATGAGAGCCTTGATGAATGAGTCGATATCGCTGCTTGCTGATTTCCTGCTCAAGAAATGCAGCCCGTCTGCGACCTTATGCAACACCGTCGAGTCTCTCGTTCTAGGCACCGTGCTGTACCCGAGCCTCAAGTTGTCCGCTTTGCCAGCAAGAGAGTATTCGGTGTGCACATGGTGACCATGGGCCTTGCCGTATATCCTGACGCTGGTGTTGTCCCTACCATCAGTGGGTAGAACATGTGAGCCAGTGGGTACGTTGCTCTCCAACAGGTCACTGGATTGTCTGTTTGCCAAGTCATGTGCATATGCGCTCTCTATGAACTTGGATTGCTGTGTGCTCCTGATGTAAGGGTTCTGTGATAAGTACCCATTAGTCACGTCTATCTGAGTGGTCCAGTGGCTAGGCCCCAAGCCACCGTACTTGGCATTCAACTTGTAGAGTGGGGTTCTGCTAGTAGTGGCGGTATCAACGACCTCTTTTCTCCATCCTAGTTGGGTCGCCTCGGGGCTTGTCTGCACTTGCATGAAGATGTCTTGGAAAGCGATGAACTCCCTGTCGTGTGCCACGTCGTATAGCAGGACGCGCGCGTGGTCCGCAGTGGAGAGATACGGGTCAATGTAAGCCACGGTAGGTGCTTGGGACACAGTGAGGCCGAGTGCGAGGTAGTTCTCCTCTATCGTCCTGTTGACATGCTGCACGTAGTTTCTAGCAGTCTCTAGGCAGTCATTGCCAATCAGGAAGTTCTCTATTGGAGTGCTGTCTCTCGGTGTGTTGCTCAACGAGCCCGTTCCCCCAGTGAACTCAGACCACACTTGTGACTCGTTGTAAACTCCCCTGCTCTTTGCGAAAAGGCCCTCAACAGCATGTGGGTTGTTGTAGGACATGTTGGCCCATATCGTATCCCCATCCCTGAGACCACCGGGTGCATACGGGTTGAGCCACTGTGTGTTAAGTATGGCATCCTTGTCCTCGTAGTCACCCATGAGAACCGCTAGTTTAGCGGATGCTGGAATAGTGGGCGCATTGGCTGATAGGTGAATCTTGGTGCCATCGGCACCATCCGAGTTAGTGACGACTCTAGTCACTGTTCCTATCTTTCGAATGTCATCCGGGTTTCCTGAGAGGGCATTGAGGACGTAGTAGTATATCTCATCATCCTTCTTGATATTCATATTGTGAAGGTCGTGTAGTGTCTTCTCTCCACTTAATGTGACTGTGACGAATTGCTCTGGGTTGGAACTAGCATTGTTAGTGCCTATCGATATGTTCTGGTCTATGTGTAGATTGTTGAACAGTTCCCTATAGAGGACACCACCTTCTACTACAGCGTTGCTTGTGTATGAGATGCCTTGCCCTAGGACTCTGGCAGCCTTCCTGCTGAGAGTGATTGTCTTGTTTACGAGGGTGCCGGGGTGACTGCCCATTGATGTGTTGTATGCGAGGGTTATGCTGTTTTCAGGAGTGGTTGTGGAGCCAACGGTCTTGAGGTTGCCATGATAGTGGTATCTATGAACAGTGGTGCCATCGTCGTATTGCACCTCGTATATCAGTTCGCCTTGTTCCAATGGTGCGTTAGCGAGACTGTCGTATCCTAGGTTGGGAAACTTGGCGAAGTCCTCCGCACTCAAGGTGAGGGTCACCGCATTCTCATTGTTGCCGAGAGACGTGATTTGCTGACTGAGCGGCTTGCCGCTGGCTCTCTTCACATTCACTCTAGGTGCATGTGGGTTGCTTTCTGGTCCTGCCTTGAACTCCACTGCTGTCACGTACTGCCTGAGACCGTAGTCCACATTCCCACCCTGTGTCTTCACGCTGGCTGCATCGAAGTAGTACTCGCTCCTGTCTTCGAAATCAGAGGACGGGCTCACGTCGTCAGAGAACATGGGCTTCAGTTCCCTGTTGAGTCTGGCCTCGTTGAGAAATACGGCCATGCCCGGTTCGAGCGAGTCGAAGAACTCCGGACTGTGACCGTATTCGGTGTCTAGTATGTTCAAGTACCCATCAGTCGTATTGACGTTGGTGTAATAGGCATACTCACCATTGGCCAAGTTTATCTTCCTGTATCTGAAGGCATTGGTGATACCCTGATACGTGTCTGTTGATGTCGATGATGTGGGGAAGATTCCTATGTTGGAGACATACAGGCGTTTTACGGCTCCAGTTCCGGGGACTCGTGATTGGGTCCACTTCTCCACTGTCGATGATGAGACGTATTGCCTGTTCGCTATGGCGAAGGAGTAGGCTGATTCCGCTTCCCTGTCCGCTGGGCTGGTTCCCTTCGGCCTCCTACCGACGGGTGACGGATTGTACGTGTGTGCTGTGTGAGTCGCATCCACATGAATCTTGAAGCCGTTCTCAGGACCCACTGTGCTCTTGAAGAACTGGTTCGTGAAGAGCGGTATCTCAGCAATCGCTCTGGTGCTGGCATACTGGGTGCCGAGTTGGTAGTCATGTGACACGTCATTCAGGGCTTGATGCATCCTGTCGTTGACCGTGCTGCCGTTCTCTATGTTGGACTCGTCTCCGAAGTCAGGCTCGTTGTATACGGTGAAGTTGCCGTATATCTCAACGGTGCCACTGGTAGCACCCACCATTAGACCGGTGGCGTTCAGCAGTTCGCCTATCGTGGTGTACTCGGAGCCCGCCGCGCTCACGAAGTCACCAGAGCCTAATGAAGAAGCGGTGAAGTTGAATGTGGTGCCAGTCTTGGTTGAGTACTTGGCACTGCTGCCATCTGGTAGGTATATGCTGCCGTATCTGGGGAAGCCGTAAGTGCCCCAACTCGCTAGGTCTTCCGAGTTGTTGTTGAGGGGCTCGACGAACAACGCGCCTGTTCCGGTGATGAAGTTCATGTCGAGTTTGACCGCTGTGACTGCGTATGCCCTACGAGTAGAGTAGGACTCGTGTGCCAGCATGCTCTTCTGATACACGGGTTTGGTGTCCATGGCTCCCTGACCGGGACCACCCAAGGTGACTGTGACAACTGGTGAGTTAGGCTCTATCTCCTTGACTATGTGGGAGTCAGGACTACCAGTGCCAACGAAGTCCACGTTCCTAGAGTTAGCGGACTCCGACAAGCCGACGCAGTGTATGACGGTGAAGTTGCCCTTGTCAGCGGAGTCGTTCTCCCTTATGCTTCTGACTCTTGCCCTACTGAGCATGCACATTATCCTGAAGACGTTTGGAGTAGTACCTTGGTCAAACGTAGTATCCTCGGTGCTCCTGACCCTGCTCAGTTGATTTGTCCTCGACCTATCACTTGGTTGGACTATTAGCCTCATGTTGGACGTGGCACCATCAACCACCTCTGAGTTGTCTATGATGTCGAAGACCTCATGGACAGGTGAGTAGGATGATGTGATACCAGTGTCGAAGGCCCCGTTCGTAGGTGGCCCAGCGTAATTTGTCGCAGGTGATGCCCTTGAGTAGTCGCCTAGATTGCTCAAGGTCGGAACCACTGATGGCTTGGGTAGCATCATCTTGTTGAAGACTGACTCATGAGCGCCTGTGCTGCTTGTCGAATCCAGTATTACAGATGGAGCCTTGTTGCTTGAAGTGCTGTCGCTTCTGGGAGTATAGTTTGCTGGTGACAAAGACTCATCGATACCAGCATCGGCAGCGTATCCCTCGCTGTTGTCACCGATTAGGCCGTGTGGTAGCAGCATGTTGCTGTTGGACTGCAACTGACCAGAGTCGTATTCTATGATACCACCAGCAGCATAGAGGGTCTTTCCTGACGACAGCGAAGCGACTATGGCATCGTATATGTAGGACCCAGCCCCAGTTGAGACGTCCGATGCTGGCACTGTCTTCTCGACTATGAGCATCGGGTGGTATGGTCTGACTGTTCCCGTCTTGGTATTGTTGCCTACTCCAGTGGCTTCGAATATCGTGCCTACATTGCTATCTGTAGCACCTACTGAGGTGAAATCGCTATCACCAGCACTGACTATTACGTACACCTCGCCGCTGACTAAGGAGCCGTCAGCCACTGTTGTGTACATGCTCGCACCAGTGAGGTCTATCGCATTGTAGTGAATCTCGACATAGGGAGCGAACTTGATGTTGGTACTGCTCAATTGTGGTACGTGTAGCAACGCCACTCTGCTCTTGGAGGAGGGTCTGAGATGGTGTCTCCTTATGTCGTTCTCATACTTGTCACCCAGCATCGGAACCGGTCCTTTGAGAGCGAAGGGCCTGAAGTCGAATGAAGACCCACCTATGGCGAGCAGTTTCCTCTTCCCCGCAGGTGGGCTGTTGGTGTTCTGATAGGTATTGACGGCATGCGTGACGGTGCCTGTGTTGACCACCTTGTTGACCGATACGGCATTCATGTCCCTGAACACGTCCAATCTGCTGTTGATTGATATCTGGTGCTCAACACCATCCTGCATCTGGTCGTATACTATGTCTATGAGGTCGGCCTGACCGTCTCCTTTCAGGTCGACTATCTCCTCATTGGCATCAGGCAGCATCCTCAGGTAGGGATGGCCATCTACGTGGTTCCTGATGTGCCTACCACTGTGCCCTATCTGGTACTCGGTATCAACACCAGTGTACCAAGTCACTGCGAAGGGATTGTTCGTATCGACATCACTGGTTGACATCCTCGATGAGTACACCAGACCATGTCTGTGTGAGTCGCTCTCGTCTATGACCATCTGTCCTGTCCTGTCAATCATCTGCGTGGAGAAGTGAGGGGGCTGGTGTGGTCTTCCAGAGCCTGAGTCAACAAGCAGGTCAGCACCTACTACGACGAAGTAGGCATCAGAGTCAGCGGTCCTGTCAGTGCTGAGTACTCCCATCAGACCGTCATTCGCAGCGCCTCTGGTATGGTCCAAGTGTATGCTGGACACAGTGAGAGTAGGGGTGCCAAACATCGAGTTTATCGAATGGAGCCTGACTCTCTCTGGTGGTTTGCCGTTTGGTTTCCTAGTCTTCTGGTCTATCGAGTTCGGGTTTATGAGCAGGTTGTACGGTACGTGGGGGATGTACTTCTCACCACTTGAAGGATGTGTGACTGTGTACTTGCCTGAACTGAATGGGGTTGCTGTGAAGTCTATGCTACCTGTAGGGAAGTTCGCAGATGTGGCTGTCTTTCCTGTGAGTGCTCTTACTAATGTAGCGACATCCGTCGTGGTCATTGTTATTGTACCGAGGGAGGTGCTGGTGTGTAGACCGGATATAGCGCTGAAGTTGAACTCGGTCTCTATGGGTGCTATCGGCTCCTCGAATCTGTATAGGAGCATCGAGGTGTCGTCTTTCAATGGAGACTTGGCGTTCTTCATGGAGTCCCTGAAGCCAGCCTTGATGTGTATGGATTCCATAACTCCCCTGAACTCACCACCCTTGCCGCCGATGAATATGTTGGAGTTGGATTTTGACATGGTAAGTGGTTTGTCTATCAATGACTTGGATGCCATCAGGTCACCGTTGACGTAGAGTTGGATTGCCTTCTGCCTGACAGTCGCTATGATGTGCAATAGTTGCCTGTTGTTCCTGTTCAGGTCAGTCGCTATGCCGTATGTGCTGGTATCGAACCTATTGTACGAGTCGTGTATGCCGCCGAAGTCGGATGCTGGGTACACAGTGCCCTCATAGCCAGTGCTGGTTCTGCTTGCCGTGCTTATCTCATGGTACTCGGTATCACCACCATTGTTCAGATAGACGCTGAAGGTGGCCGGACCGGGTGTGTCAACAGTGCCGACGGTTAGTTTGAATTGTCCCTCTTTCTCTATTACCGTACCACCGCAGTCCGGCATGACCCATGCCTCTATCGCAATCTCCCTGCTGTAAAGACCAGAGGTTATCGAGAGAGCAGGGTCATCGTTATTGTCACTCAGCAGATGCATCACGCTGTCGTTGCCCTGTGAGTTCTTCTTGGCCACTGAGAATGTGGTGTCGGGAACTATGATGCTGTCACTCACACCATCGAGGAAGAAGGCATGATTGGTACGGCTAAGAACTGACACATTTCATCCCCACATCAAATCAATACGTCCACCGGTGCGAATAGCATGTTGAAGTTGTACACGGTCTCACCCGCATCGTATGCGATGTCCATCTTCTGGACAGCGCCTTGTATTCCTGTGAAGGCATCGCCGGTATCGAACTCGACACTGGCCGGTTTGGTGTTGTTCACTGACGTCTTGTCAAGCCCGTGCTTGCCGAAGCCGGTGGGCATGAAGAAGTTCCTCGCTGTGTAGAGTTCACCATCGGATGCTGTGATTGTGGAGTTGTATGGTATCTGTATGCCTATGATGTAATCCTTCTCATCATTGTCAAGAGGATTAACCAGTACGTTTAGACCCGCCAATGCCGCAGAACCACCAGCCACGGCACCTGCTGCTGATGTGCCTGCTGTGAGAGGTGTAGCACCAAGGGACACAGCAGCACCAAAAAGTCCACCAACCAATGCCACACCACCTGCTATCTTCCTACCAGCATCAGTGACGCTGTTGTTGAGTATACCATACAGGTCCATGACCTTGTCACCGGCGGACTTCTTCCCACCAGTGGTGCCACCGCTGAACGTAGTAATCTCAGGCGTGTTGAAGGTGCTCACGGTATACACGTTAGTGCCACCGAGGACGGTGAATATGGGAGTGAAGTTATTTCCCTCTCTGCCGAATGTGATTTGTGTAATCCTGACGCCATAGGCAGCCCTGTTGCCCTCTTGGTTGGAGGTGTTCTCTAATGCGGCAGTGAACTTCGATGAGAGTTGTGCGGTGATGTAATCCACTAGCGCTGATGCAATCTTCCTCGCAAGTAGGTTCTGCGCGTTGTCGACAGTGGTGTCGGATGCGCTCTGCAAGTCCGAGGAGAGGTACACTAGGATTGTCGGTTTGCCTCCGGCACCACCGTTGGAACTATACGCAGCAACCTCACCACTGATGAGCGAACCGCTCTTGGTGAATGTGATATTGTGGGTGCTACCATCAGTGGCACCTAGGACTATTCTCTTGGTACCGCTGTTCAATAGCGCATTTATGTTGGAATAACTAGCCCAAGGCACACCTACGCTACTACCGCTCTTCCTACCGAAGTTGATGAGGGAATCAGCCTTTGCGCTCGATGAGCCTTCCCGGTCATCCACGATGACACCCTGTATGTTGATGAGGGCCGTGTTGACGTTGAAGTCAGCACCCATCCTCAGACTACCTGTGAAGGGTATGGGCGCACCACCTACCTTCCTCTCTGTCGTGAGAGTCATGCTGGTTGCGTCTAACTCAATGAGTTTCCCGTTCTCCTGCACCAATCTGATAGGTAGTCCTGCTGGCATTTATTCACCTCCCCGAGTATCTCGCCCCGCCCATGGAACGAGCAGTCTCTTCTTGAATTAGCCTCCCTATTTCCCTTGCAAGGTTCCTTTTGTCAGTGGCATCGGTCATCCCGCTTACCTCTATTGTTATGTTGAAGGTCTGCGAGACACCACCTTGTACGTTAGTACCGACAGTGGTATCCCCGCCACCGCCACCGCCGCCACCGAACAGCGCATCCTTCGCACCACCCAGCAACTTCTTTCCGACACTCAGCACCGTGCCGAATGCACCACTCACCAGTTCTGCTACCTTGCTGACTATCTTGCCTATACCGTTGACTATGTCAGTGACAATACCACCGATGAAGTCGAATATCGGTTTGATGACTGTGTTGTAGACTCCTTTGATTATCTCTCCGACTTTGGTGAAAGCCCCACCTATAGCACCGAACACTCTAGTGCCTATACCTAATACTGTCGTGAACACAGTAGTGAAGATACTCTTGAACTTGTCAATGACCGGTTGCACGTAATCTTCCCACAATTTCTTCATCTTATCGACAACACCCTGCCAATCCATTGTGATGACGCTGAAGACCACTGACGCGGCATCCTTGATGAATCCCCATATCGGCATAACCACCGAGTTCCATATGTCCCTCATGGTGTTAACCACTTTGGTGAAGCCACTCACAACGAACTCGTAGACGGGTGTCGCCTTCTCTATCAGTTTCTCAAAGAGTGGTCTGACATGCTCGTCGAATATTTCCTTCATCTTCATGAACGCCTTCTGAGCAGCGCTCATAGCCGTGGAGAACGCACTGGATAGGAGTGTACCTATTCCTGATGCAATACCACCGAGGCTGCTCATAGCACCGCCTATACCACTGAGGCTGCTACTAACAGCACCCAATGAGTTCAGTAGAGCACCCAGTGCCATCAGAAGTCCTCCTCGTGTAGGAAGTCGTAGTCGAAGGTGACGGTCTCATTGCTGGTGCTGTTCTCCATCTGCTGTTTCTTCTGCTCTTTCTTTTCCTCTTCTTGAATTGCTAGGGCCCAGATGAGTGATTGTTTGAATATCTCTTCCCCCATGTTATACACCTCACTCAATGATATCCCGTAATGTTTTGCCACGATGTAGGCGAACAACTGATTCTGCAAGTCTATGTCTTCAGTGGATTTGATTGTCTTCCTCTGTAAGAATCGCTGAACCTTCAGTTGTTCGCCTTCGTAAAACCCCCTTGCATTGCCTCCGCCAGTTCGTCTGGCTTAGGTAGCAACGCTGCTATCTGTTGGCCTGCAAAGGCGTTGACTTGCATTAGTTCGTCCGTGCTTAGTTCTGGATTGGTCCTTACGACCCATTCCGAGAAAGCGTGATTCCAATATCCTTCCAAGTCCAGTGAGACGTCTTCCCCGTCCATCATGAACATGTTTTGTGCTGCTTTCTGTACGTCGAAGAACGTGATATCTCGAATCCAGATTTCCATGATTTGCTCAGGGTCATCCGGGTCGACCTTAATCTCGTACTTCTTTTCATTCTTCTTCTTCAGTATTGCTTGTTTCTCCACTATCGGCATCTTGTGTCACTTCCTCGGTTGCAGCCTCTTCTTCAGAGGGGGCATCCGACGAGTCATCAGCAGCCGCTTCTTCAGCGGGGGCTTCAGCCTCGTCTTCGTCTGGTTCGACTGGGTCTTGTATTAGGCCTTCGTCATCTCTCCTGAGACGTAGAACGACCTCTGCTTTGGTGCCTCGAACAGTTATTCCCCTGCTCTTGCACTCTTCTCTTAGTTCTGCGACTGTCCATGAATTATAGTCAATCTCAGCAAATGGATTGTTGTTGTCTGGTGGTTGGTCGGGGATGACTTCCTCGGCTTCCTCGACTTCCTCGACTTCCTCGACTTCCTCGACTTCTTCTTCTGCTTCTAAAGCCTCTATCGCAGCGTCTACCCAAGGGGGTTGGTCCTGTAGTGCCATTTGTGTTAGTATTTCCAAGTCCACACCCTCTCTCGACCTGATAGCGAGATATACGGGTCTTAGAGGCATGTCAACCTTAGCAAGAAGCCAAGAGACATAATCCTCGTGTGAGACTCTGTTGTATTTCTGAACTCTCTCTAAATCATCTGGCAACATCTTATTCACCTACGGACTCAGGATTGTATCTCTGCCAATCACCTTGATTGACTTTGGTAGAATCTTGAGTTTGCTTCGAAGAGGACCCTTGTCCTCTGGTATGGGTAGTGGTGCTTCGGTAATGAAGTAATCGTCGATGAGTATCTCCAGATTCTCCCTCGTGCTACCGGAGCCTGATTTGGTGAATGTGAATCGTATCATATCGGCATCAGTCTGCCCACTCTCATCGGTCTCATCGAAGTTCGCTACCGCCCTTCTCATGTTGTGGTAGAAGATTGGGTCATCGACTATGATTTCCATTTCTAGGTCATACTCCGTCTTGCCCTCTACAGCGAGAGTTGGATTCCTCGTACCAGCGAATGGAACTTGGTCTGTGGCTGAATCAGCGACGTTAGCGCCGCTTATGGTGTAGAACTGCTCGACACCGGTCTTGCCATTGAGAGTGAAGGAGACGACTTGGCCCAGAGTCTGTCCGAGAACTCTCATCGTTCCGTTGTAGAACATGAACGGCTTCTGGGTTCCCTTCTCGATACCGGCCTCTTTCCTCTTGACTTCAGTGTTAGCCGTGTCCTCGAAGAGCCTGTGGGTATCATACCTGTCACCCTTGTTTGTGCTTTCCAATCTACCTGTGTCGGTATAGCAGAGTGCTGAATCGAAGTTGACTGTCATCCTGAGAGCAGCGTCCGTATCCGCTGTCATACTGAAGTCCTTGACCTTGCATCCACGGAAGACACGGGTAAGTTGCTTGGAATCACCGGTTCCCCCATCAGTGGTACCGGCGTTGCTGTCCAAGTCCCTTCTCCTGACGCTGACCTCCATGGCGAAGGACGGTACCGTGGTTCTGGAGAAGTAGAGGTGCTCGATGCCGTTGGTGAGTCCACCATCGGTTCCCCTGTCCGGGCTGCCGTTCGATGAGTCTGTTGCGTATCTAGCGAAGGTGACGACCGTGCCGCTGACTGGGTGACCGTAGTCTAGGGGTTGGTCGAGCCATATCTTGCAGTCACCGCTGCTTGCGGAGAATGCCACTATCCTCCTTATCTGCTGCTTGATTGCCCTGTCGAATATCTGCGTGGCGTTGACCGCAGGCCATGCATCAGCGACAAGCCCACCACCGACTGCTGTGTCCCTGTACGTCTGGACGTCGACCATCTCTGCTGCCGTGTCTAGTATGACATAGTCACCCACACCGACATTCACACTACCGAAGTTAGGATTGTCCGTACCACCATCATCGGTGATTTCTATGTACGAGTCACCGGGATTGGCCGGTTTGCCTGTAGCGAGTATGTATGTGCCTGTAGCAGCGTTCTCGGTTGCTGAGTTCAGCGGCTTGGACACATGTTGCCCGAGACAGTACTTGAACCAGCGACTGTTGTGTATGTTGCACTCGAAGGAGCCACCTTGGTTGGTGAACCTGCCCGGT